AGATCAATGAGCTAAATTCCCGCATTGTTGCTGTATACGCAGGACGCTTCCACCCGTTCCACCATGGACACGCTGAAGTGTTTCGTGAACTCGCGAACAAGTTTGGCATTAACAATACTTACATCACATCAAGTGGCAAGGTAGAGCCAGAAAAGAGTCCGTTTTCATTTGCTGAAAAAGCACTTATGATGCAGGCCGCAGGCGTACCAAAAAAGAATATTGTAGAAGAAACAGTGCCATACGCACCAGTTAACTTGCCAGCAAAATTGGGACTTGACGCCAACAAAGACGTTATGGTTTTTGGCGTAGGTAAAAAGGACATGGCCGAAGATCCACGTTTTTCGTTTAAGCCGTTGAAAGATGGTTCTCCAAGTTACTTCCAGCCATACACTGGCAAGAATTTATTGCCGTTCAGCAACGCTAAAAATGCTGACGGTACCCGTGCTGGCCATGGCTACGTTATCCCAGTTGCTGACGTACAGTTTACGGTTGCTGGTCAAACTATCAACAGCGCAAGCCAAATTAGAAACTTGTACAAAGCCGCAGATGATGAAGGTCGTGTAGCAATTTTACATGAGCTATACCCGAATGGTGGCGCAGTAATTGACAGAATTAAACGCATCTTTGATGCCAAGCTAGGATAATACAATGGCAAACTTAGATAGTAAAGTTCAAATTGAGTTCAAAGCGTTTGCTGAAATGAACACCACTGATGCTAGTGGCCGTAAGACTGGTGAAAACGATATTCGCTCTAACACATATAAAGAGCCTGGCAAAGATCACATCTTGGTATGGCCAAGTACTCCTAAGATTTCACAGTCTATTGAAGTAAACTACAGTACTTGGGAATTGCAACATACTAACTATCAGCCAAGTGCATTTGGCAATCGCTCAACGCCAGTTGTAACAATCAGTGGCCCTTGGTTTAGTCGCACCGAAGAAGAAGCAAAGAAAACATTGACTGCTATTCACTTATTACGTTCTGCTACTAGTATGTTTTATGGTCGCGAAGATAGCAAAAAAGGAACACCACCTCCAATTGGACGTTTAAGTGCTCACGGCTTATACTCGAATACACCAGTGGTTGTAAAAACCTTTCAGTACGATTATCCCAACGATGTTGATTATATTACTGTTGATATGTTTAATGGTAAGCAATCAGTGCCTGTACTGTTTGAAATGAGTGTTAGCTTGATTGTACAAATCAACGCAGTTGAAGCAGTTAAAGAATACACATTAGAAAATTTCTACGGTGGCAAATTATTAGGAAACGGATACATTTAAAATGGCAACTACTGGAAAGAATCAATACGCCGATACACCAATCCAAGACTTTTATCTTGACTTGGCAAAGCTACCAGTGGCAGCAGATATTGTAGACGGTAAAACAACTGAAACTATTGTAGTTGGACCCAAGTATCAGCATCGTCCCGACTTGCTAAGTTATTCGTTATATGGTAACAGCAGTTATTGGTGGATAATTGTCTTGCTTAACCGCAACCAACTTCGTGATCCTATTAGAGATTTAAAAACAGGCATGGTACTTCGCGTACTAAGCAAAGCAGACATTGCTGGAGTAGTATAATGGCTACTAAACCAACTTACAATGACAATGTCGGCTTACCGGAAATTCATTATAACCCGTTACAGAATTATCGGAACGTAACATACACTACTCGACTAACTGCTATGCCAGTATTCGAAGCAACACAATCACGTTACGAAAGAAGCTATGATTACAAAAAAGGTATCATACTATGGGAAACTGGCGGCTCTGGTACAGTATATCTTGAAGAAATGACAATGGAATGTACTGGTGCCGGTAACAAGACAGGCAACTACATAACGCAAATGCCAATCTCGTTTAAAGGTAAAGTAGTCGAGCCCTTAGGCGGAAGATTTATGGAAGCCCTTAGTTTGGCTGCATTGGACTTGGGCTACAAAAGCAATGACTGTGTTTATCTTTTTGAAATTGCTTTCTCTGGTTACAACACTGATTCGGACATGCCAGAAATATGCAAAGGCTGGGACGATGAAGATTTAATCTTTCGTTGGTATATTAGAATTAACGAATTACAAATGAACCTTGACTACAAAGGTAGCACGTATGATTTTGAATTTGTAACCTCAGAGGGTCAGTCAATGAACTCTGATTACACTCAACTTGAAGAAGGCTTTAGAATGGTTGGCACACCAGCCACTGTTGGAAGTTTTTGTAAAGAGCTTGCTGACGCATTAAACAAGCGAGAAGAAGAACATGTAAAGTCTGACATTCGTTGTATCCCACACAAATACGTTATCACAGCACACAAAGATATTACTAACTTAAAAATACAAAACGGATTTTGGTCTAGAGCGTCGGCACAATTTAACATTGGTCGCGGCGAAGTACAAAGTCAGCCCGGGCAAACTATCCAGTCGTTTATTCTTGGGCAACTTGCTAACAGTCAAGATATGATGAAGCATTTACATCGTATTCCTGAAAAGAAAGATTACAACAGTAATGATGTTAAGCCTGGCAAGATAGATATTATACCAAGGAACGTTGTAATCATTCCGGGTGCCAAGGATATTGCAGAAAATAAGTCTTATGCGTTTGATCCCAAGTTGGGCGGCCCTGCCAAAGAGATTCATTTCTTTATCACAACAAAAGAAGACCCACGTAATATTATTGCGCCGCAGGAATACAAAGACGCACAAGATCCAGTGGAACGAAACAAACGAGTTAATCATTGGATTAAACAAGGACTTCTACGAAAAGTTTATAAGTGGATTTACACAGGTGAAAACTCTGAAGTTATCAACACTACGCTAAAATTAAATTACATGTGGCGTAATGTACGACCACTGTGGGTTAGCTCGGAAACGGGCAAGCCAATTGCTCCAATGGGAACGTCGGCTACTGCTAAGAAAAAGTCTGACGCTTCAAGCAACGCCAAAACGATCAAATGCGATGACGCAAAAACAGTAGGAACAGAACAACAACGTGTAGCCGCAACATACGCCGAAGATGCTCAGTTTAATGCTACCACTGGCAAAATAGAACCTAAACCAGGTTGGTATCCTCACATGCCGCAGTTTTATCACATGAACTTTGGTGTACAACAGCAGTCACAACAAAGCGCACTATCTCCGGAAAACGCAAACGAGTATAGTGTGTATCGACAAATTGGTGCTAACTTATCAGGCAGTGGCGAGATGGTAGAATTAAATCTTGAAGTAGTAGGCGATCCTTATTGGCTAATGCAAATTCCAGGCAAACCTGGTAAGCCACCAATGGAAGAAGATGTATGGGAATACGAAAAAGAACAACTAACCGAAGATCAGATGGCTGAGAAAAGAAAGAAAACCGCAACGCATACTTGGTTGCCGTTTATCTATTTTGAAGCACAAGTACCAGCCGCAACAACTACAGGATCTGATACCATGGCACTTCGTGAGTCTGATGCTATCAGTGGTGTATATTTTACTATTTCACTTACAAACAAATTTACCAAAGGTAAATTTACTACGAACTTGGTATGTGGCCGTGAACCTTTGTCTAATCCATGGAAAGGCCGTAAAGCACAGGTAACTAAGCCTGGCGGATCAACTCCCGGCAATGCTTCATCTGTGGGACCAAACAATCCTAATGTAACTGGTCCAAATTCTAATTGGAGTCAAGCCGGCGGAGCCGAAACAGGCGGCGGAGCAGCCGTAGGTAATCCTAGACTAGGACAACGTCGTGGCGCAAGCGATAGCCAGCCAACAGTCCCAACAGGACCCGGTGGAGAATACACACCAGCCGAAGCCACACGTGAAGCAAATAGATTAAACAGAATACAGCAAGAACGAGTAGCGTCTGGCGCAACAACAACTGTGATTGGACAAGTTCCAAGAAACCCGTAAGGACATAAATGCAATCAAATAACAAAGGTATTAGCACAGGAGGTACTGGCGCCGTTGGCAATAAAATGCAAGGCGTCTTTATCGGCAAAGTAAAAGACAACATTGACCCCGATGGTTTAGGTAGGCTACGAGTGTGGATTCCACAACTAAGCTCAGCGTCCGAGTCGAATAAACAAGGTTGGTTTACTGTTCGCTATTGTCCTCCATTTGCTGGCGCAACGGATACCAAAGGCGAATCACAGGCCAAAGACGCAACCAAGTATGCTCAAACAAATCAAAGCTATGGCGTATGGATGGTACCACCAGATAAAAATGTACAAGTTATTTGTAGCTTTATCAACGGAGAATTAAACCAAGGCATTTGGTGGGCATGCTTGCCGCACGATGGCCACACTCACGCATTACCAGCAGTAGCATCAGGAACAACGCACGATGGTGAAACAGCACCACTGGCTGAACGTAATCGCTTTAACACATCTGATCCAGACGTAGAACGCAGACCTAAGCATCCTCTTAATAACGTTATCAAGCGTCAAGGTTTAGAAAAAGACAAACGTCGTGGCCATATTAACGCTGGCCCATTTAGAAATAAAGAAAAACACACAGGATTAGCCTATGGCGTTTTGACGCCTGGACAGCACCAGTTTGTAATGGATGACGGCGAGGAATTTAAGAACGGTCAAATTAGATTGCGTACTGCATCAGGCAATACGTTTATCATGGACAACGACGAAGGCTTCATTTACTTTATCAACGCAACAGGCAATGCCTGGATGCAACTTGACAAGGAAGGCAACGTTGACGTTTATGCTGGCGGTTCTTTTAGTGTCAACGCTGAAGATAGTATTAACCTTCGTGCTGGCAATAACATTAACATAGATGCAGGCGCAAACTTAAATGCAGTTGCGGCAAAGAATTGGAACCTAGAAGCATGTGAAGTATTCAATGCCACTGGTACTACTGGGATGAAGTTAAGCACAAGCCAGAACATGAACATTCTTGCTGACAGCCAGTTTAAAATGACCGGCCAGCGTATTGACTTAAATGGTCCTCCTGCAGAACGTGCAACATTGCCTACGCCAAACAGTTTAGTAACAAACTCGTCAGTTGGTAAAAGTGTTGCAGGTCGTGTGCCCGAAGCTGAACCATATGGCGGCCACGTTAGTAAGGGAGGCGAGCAGCCTACAGTAGTACAAGGCTCTGCGCCCATTGACGATCCTGTTATTACACCGGCTCCAGAAAGCTATGAAGACAAACCGGCACCAGAAGATACAGATGCGATTGCCTGCGTACCTGAAGTAACACAAAGCAAACTAAGCGATGAAGGATTTAAGATTTTAAAAAGCCGTGAAGCATATTGTGGTATCATGTATAGTGACTATCAAGGTTATAGTATTGGATATGGTATCCGCTTAGATATTTTTGGTCCCGGCGGCGGCGGCAAGATTGACGAAAACTTAAAGAAGGCATTACTAGCTGGCCCAAGCGAACCAGAAGCACGTTTAGCCAGCCGTCAAATTATTGATCGTGAAAACACACCACGAATTATGCGAGCACTTGAAAAGGCAAAAAGCGGAGCAGGCAAGCCAATTTGTATTACACAGTCGCAAATTGATGCATTGATTATGGCTTCGTACAGCAGTCCAGCAAGTGCAGATAAAATGGCACAGGCGTTGGTTCAAGCTGCCGCAGCCACAGCAGATGGAAA